CTTTTTCGCACCGCTCCGAAGTTGAAAGGTTTCTGGTATAGAGTTGAAACGCTCGGCGTGTGATGGTTCAAATAAGCCACACAAGGCTCGCTGAGGGCTTTTGATGAGAGGTTGAATACTATGGCTAATCCACCTAAACCTGCCGAACTCAAGGTGTTGCAGGGTAACCCTGGCAAAAACAAAATCAAGTTGTCTACCGAAATTGAGCCGGTGCCTTATGGTCGTGTTGATCCGTTGCGACCTTTGGAGTGGGCTGGTAAGCAACTTTGGGATTCTGTGTTCAACGCTGGTGAACTATGGGTTTCGTCTCAGACTGATACACAACTTTTGCAAATGGTTTGTGAGCAACTTGACCGCAAGGTTGTTATCGAGAGGCTGATTGCTGAGAAGCCTGAGGAGTGGCATATGTTCAAACAGTTGAACGACTTGGAGAGGCTTATCACGGCTAACTTGTCTTTGCTTGGTTTTACTCCTGCTGACCGCACCAGGTTGGGTCTTGTGTCGGTAAAGACTAAGAGTAAGTTGCAAGAGTTGTTGGAACGGAAGGCGCGAGGTGAGTAGTTGGCCGCCGCGTTGGTTGACGCCGGTCGATGAAGCTGCGCTTGCTGTTTCTGATGGGCGTTATGCTGCCGACTTTGCTGAAACGTTTGGCTCGATTGGTAAGGATGGTGTTGCTGGTAAGGCTGGCGATGCTTTGAAATTGCGTGATTGGCAGCGTGAATTGTTGCGCCACGTTTACGCTCAAGACGGTTCCGGTGGTTACAAGGCTTCTACTGCCCTGATTGGGATGCCTCGTAAGAATGGAAAGTCTGCTTTATCGTCGGCGGCGTTTGCGCTTTATAGCTTGATCGCTGAGGGTGTTGAGGGTGCTGAGGTCATTGTGGCTGCCGCTGAGAAGGAACAGGCTCGCATTGTGTTCAATGAGGCGAAGCGAATGATTGAGTCGAGCGAGTTGTCTGAGATTGTGCAGATTTACAAAGACAGCATTTATGTGCCTGGTTCGAAGTCGGTGATGAAGGTTGTTTCGGCGGAAGCCTACTCAAAGGAAGGCTCAAACCCGAGCCGTATCATCATCGACGAGTTACACGCACACCAGACTCGCGACTTGTTTGACGTGTTCTCTTTGGCTATGGGTAACCGTGGCTCGATTGCTCAGCTCGTTGCGATTACTACGGCTGGCAAGAAGTCGGATTCGACCGGTTCGGACTCTATCGCTTACACGCTTTACCAATACGGCCAGAAGGTTGCCAGGGGCGAAGTCATTGACCCCTCATTTTTTATGGCTTGGTGGGAGGCTAACCCTGACCGGAATCATCTTGATCCGAAGGCTTGGGCTGAGGCTAACCCTGGCTTTGGTGATTTGGTATCTGAGGCTGACTTTGCTTCGGCTGCGAAACGAACACCTGAGTCGGAGTTTCGAACTAAACGTTTGAACCAGTGGGTTTCGTCAACGACGGCTTGGTTGCCGAACGGTGTTTGGGGTGAACTTGAGGGAAACTTTGAGTGGTCTGAGGATGATGAGTATGTTTTGGGTTTCGATGGTTCGTTCTCGGGTGACTCGACCGCGATTTGCGCTGTCAGTATTCCGAAGGATGACGAGCTGCCAAAGGTGAAACTGGTTGCTACTTGGGAGAAGAACTGGGGTGTTGATGACGATTCTTGGCGTGTGCCGATCGCGGATGTTGAACAAACCCTATTCGATTGGGTGAAGAAATATCCGTTGGTTCGCGAAATTGCTTGCGACCCGTTCCGTTGGGCGAGAACTATGGAGGCTTTACAGGAACAAGGGCTGCCCATTGTTGAATACAACACGGGTTATTTGAAATATATGATTCCTGCAACGCAAAAAGTGTTCGATGCTGTGGTTGAAAAGAAGCTGATACACGACGGTAATCCTGCACTTGCCAGGCACTTAGACAACTGCGTTCTCAAGTCTGATGCTCGCGGTGTGCGTGTGACCAAAGAATCAAACACTTCTAAACGCAAAATTGACAACGCCATTGCGTTCATTATCGCTTTCGACCGTGCGACGAGGGCTGGTAACATAGAAGAAGCCATTGTGCCAGAGTTTTTTTCATTCTAGGGAGTTAGTTTGCTCGCAAACATTCTGCAAGTCGCTGGTGTGGTATCGGTTGCCGTTGGCGCATTTTTGATTTGGGTTCCTGCCGGTTTCATTGTTACCGGTGCAGGGCTTATCCTGTTTGGCCTTGCCGCGGAAAGAAGTAAATAATGTTAAACCGTTTATTGCCGATTGGTGAAGAACGCGCCATTTCCTTCCAATCAATTTGGGGTTCTGGCGGTGACCTGACGGCTTTTAGCACACAGGCCGACACTCTTATCGATCAGCAGTCTGCGACGGCTATAAACGCTGTGTGGGCTTGTGTCACTTTGATTGCTGACACGATTTCTACTTTGCCTGTTGATGCGTTTGTGAAACGCGACGGTGTGACGTTCCCTTACCGACCAAAACCGACTTGGGTTACTCAACCAGACTTTGAGCTTGCTTCGACGGCGTTTTGGCAGCAGTGCCTCATTTCCCTTTTGCTCGACGGCAACGCTTTTGTTCGCGTGTTCCGTGATCCGAACACTGGTGATGTTCTAAACCTGATGACCCTTGACCCGATGAAGGTTACGGTGAACCGCACGGCTGTGGGGCAGAAGCGTTTCACTTATGAGGGTGAAGGCAAGTCGTTGGACTCTAACCAAATTCTGCATATCACTGGTTCGTTGTTGATGCCTGGGCAGGTTCGTGCTGTTAGCCCTGTTGACAGGTTGAAAGAGAACTTGGGTTTGGCTTCGGCTTTGGAAAGTTTCGCAGCTCGTTTCTTTGGGCAGGGAACACACACTCAGGGCGTTATCACTTACCCTGGCACTTTGACTCAGGAACAGGCCGCTAACTTGTCGCGTTCGTTTGACAGCGCACACAAGGGTTTCAAACGCGCTCACCGCACCGGTGTTTTGTCTGGCGGTGCGCAATTCCAGAAAACTTCCGCTAATCCTGACGAGGCGCAAATGTTGGATTCGCGACGTTTGGCTGTTGAGGACATTGCTCGCGCTTACCGTGTGCCGTTGAATATGATTGGTTTGGCTGAGAAGGGTGCGCAGTCTTACAACTCGAACGAGCAGAACGCTATTTCTTTTGTCACTCACACTCTTAGGCCGTGGATTGTCAAGCTCGAGGATGCGTTCTCGACCTTGTTGCCGAATAAGGCTTACATTGATTTCAACGTTTCGGAACTGTTGCGAGGCGATTTTGCGACTCGTGTTGCTGGTTACTCGTCGGCGTTGCAGGCTGGTTGGATGACAATCAATGAGGTTCGTAAGATTGAGGACTTCAAACCTGTTGCTGATGGTGACACTAACCGCGTTCCTTTGGCTAACGTGAACTTGGGTTCCGCTTCGCTTGGTGAGCAGGAAAGCAAAATTGGTATGGCTCAAAAACTTATTAACATTGGTTTCAAGCCTGAAGATGTTTTGTCGGCGTTGGCTTTGCCACCAATTCCTCACACCGGTATTCCGTCAACTCAGTTACAAAACCCTTCACTGGTTGATCCTGCTAACCCTTTGACTTATGACACCGGAACCGAGTCTCTTCCTTCTGCGATTGTTGCGCCTACGCAAGAAGGTTTGTAATGCCAATAACGCAAACCGCTTACACGGTGGGAACTGCTTTGGTGCAGGTTATTGCACCTGATACGCAACCTCAGTTTGTAACTTTGCACAATTTGGAAGATGTAACTGGTCGCAAAATTTACATTGGCAACGGTGCTTTGGTTGCTGGCCAGTCGGTTGAAATAAACCCTGCCGTGTATTTGCAAATGACTTTGGGGCCTGGCGATAACTTGTTTGCTGTTACAAGCTCCGGCACTTATGATCTTGGCGTAATGATTCAGAAGCAGGACTGATGCCTTACTTTATCAAGAAAGCCGTGAAGGGCTGGAATACAATTAAGAGTGACGGAACTGTTGTCGGATCACACGCTACAAAACAGGGTGCGATTGACCAAATGGTTGCTGTTAGTTTGGCTGAGAAGTCGACTCCAGGTGGCGAAATGCGAGCAAGTTTTACACCTCCACAGGGCGTTTCTGATGCGGCTAAACGAGCTTTGGAATGGATTGACAAAGGACTTGCTGGGTCTGGGTTTACGGCTGTTGGCCGTCGACGTGCAGAACAACTTGCTTCGGGTTCGGCTGTTTCGGAGGATGTTGTTGCAAGGATGCGTTCTTATTTCGCTCGACACGAGGTTGATAAGAAAGCAACAGGTTTCAATTTCGGTGAGAAAAACTTTCCGACTCCTGGGCGTGTGGCTTGGGATGCGTGGGGTGGCGACGCCGGACAAAAATGGGCTAATAGTTTAGGAAGCAAAATGACTACAAGAGATGCCGGAATGAATATCGGTATAAGCGACATTGACGATACGTTGATTGTCGAAGGCAAAATTCACCAAGACTACTACGCCTGGCTTGACCACCAACCGGTTGACCTTTACTTGGTTACTGGCAGACCGACCACTAATCGCGAGTCGACGATTGCACAGCTCAACAACTTAGGTGTGCAATACCAGCAACTCATTATGAACCCTGGCGGTGACCCTAACCAATTCAAGGGTGACACTGCTGCCTCTCTTATGGAGGATGGTTACAATATTGCGTTTGCCGTAGACAATAACCCTGAAGCACGTCAAGCTTACACTGATGCCGGTGTCGCTAACGTTTATGACCCTGCGAAAATGCCTGCTATGGCTGCTATGGCGCAACGTGATGGTGGAATGGATGAAATGCCTGAACCTGTTGCTGCTGAGGCCACTGAGGAAACCCCTGCTTACCTGGCTGGTGAGTTGTCGGAACTTTTGGGCAACTTGGTTGCTGCTAAATTCTTGGCTCACGGTGCGCATTGGAATGTTAAGGGTGTTCTGTTTCCACAATTCCACAAGTTTTTTCAGAAAATTTATGAGGATTACGATTCGGCTATTGATCCTGTGGCTGAGAACATTCGTAAGCTGGACGTTGATGCGCCGTTTATGTTGCCAACTTTTGTTGCCGACACCGAAATTGATGCGACGTTTATTGGCGGTGACCCTGTTCAGTTGTCTTTAGCGATTTACAAGGCCAACGAAATTCTGTTGTCTGACATTGTTGAGACTCAAAAGTGTGCTGATGAACTAAACCAGCAGGGCATTTTCAACTTCTTGGCTGACCTGCAAGACCGTTTCTCGTTGTGGCATTGGCAACTCGGCACTGTTATTGGTGATGACTTGCGTAACGCTTACGCCACGGAGATTGAAGAAGTGGGCGAAATCCACGACCCTGTTCAACCTACTGACCAGATGGAACCAGCACCAGGCGATTACGAGGGTGTTGATGCTTCGGGTGCGACGAACATTCCTGTAACCGTTGAGGGCCGTTTCGTTGATCCAAAGACCGTTCAAGAAAACCGCGATAAAGGAACAAAAATGATGGAACAACGCATTGCTCAGGAAACTATTGAGCTGCGCCAGGAAGGTGACGGTATGACCTTTAGCGGTTATGCTGCTAAATTCAACTCACCTAGCCAACCTCTACCGTTTACCGAGATTATCAAGCCTGGTGCGTTCAAGCGTTCACTCGCTTCTCGCAACGACGTGAAGCTGTTGTGGAACCACGACACCTCACAGGTTTTGGGTTCTACTCGTGCAGGAACGCTAACTCTTGTTGAAGATGGTGTTGGCCTAAAGGTTACGGCTCAACTGCCGAACACTTCTGCCGGTCGCGATGCTGCCGAACTTATTAAGCGTGGCGATGTAAACGCTATGAGCTTTGGTTTCTCTGTGCCACAGGGCGGCGATTCTTGGTCTGAAGATGGCAACACTCGCGAACTAAACTCGGTAAGACTTTTCGAATGTAGCGTTGTGGCATTTCCAGCATATAGCGCGACGGAGGGTTCAACCTCTGTTAGATCAGGTGAGCAAGCCGAACAGAAGGCTGCCGACCTGTCACTTCTAAGGAAACGCCTCGACCTTCAGAAGTAGTGTTTTTTTGCACTAAAATTGAAGTATTGAGTGTTAGCACCAATAGCCAGCGTTAGCGTAGGCAATTCCATTATTCAATTCAAATCAAACCTGAAAGGACATTATTATGTCTGAATTTCTAAACGGTATGGTTGAGGAACGCCAGAAGATGTGGCACGAGGCGAAAGCAATTATTGACGTTGCTGAAGCCGAGGGTCGTTCGCTTACTGGTGAAGAAGAAGCCAAATACCAGGCTATTTCTGCTGACCTCGACAAGAAGGCCGAATTCATCGACGAGGCTCGTAGCCGCGCCGAGCGTGAAGAGCGTGCAGCTGCTGCTGCTTCGCAGACTCGCGTTTCAACTCCTGCAACCAGCAACAACGACGAGGCTATTCTTCGTTCGCTTGTCAACGGTGGCGGACACGAATTCCGTGCCATTACCCCTTCAAGCACCGGTTCACCTGTGCCTACCTCGTTCTACAACAAGGTTATCGAGCTTGCTCGTCTAACCGGCCCTATGTTGCAGACCTCGACCGTGTTGAACACTGCTTCTGGTGAGCCTCTTCAGATTCCGTCACTTGGTAGCTACTCGGCTGCTACTGTGAAGGCACCTGGTGCTGCTATTGACACCAACGAGCCTGTTTTCAACTCGTTCACTACCCTGTCGGCTTACAAGTATTCGGGTCTTATCTCGGTTGCTCGTGAACTTATGACGGATGCAGGTGTTGACCTTATGGGCTTCATCGCAACCGAAGTTGGTAACGCACTTGGTTACGCAGTAAACACCGGTCTAACCACCGGAACTGGAACTGTTCAGCCTACTGGTGTTGTCAACGTTGCAGGTTCTGCACTCGTTGGTGGAACCGGTGTTTCTGGGTTGCCAACCGCAGACAACATCTTCGACCTGATCTACAGCCTAGACGGTGCGCTTCGTCAGAAGAACACCTTCGGTCTGCAGATGAACGCGAAGTCGATTGCTGCTGTTCGTAAGCTCAAGGACAACTACGGCCGTTACCTTTTCGATCCAGCCCTATCGGCCGAAAAGCGCGACCTTATCGGTGGCTACCAGGTCTTCGAGAACCCTGCAATGGCAGACCCAGCCGTTAATGCTAAGAGCATTATCGCCGGTGACCTGTCAGCGTATTACGTTCGTTCAGTCGGTGGCGTTCGCCTCGACCGTTCAGACGACTACGCGTTCGGTTCTGACCTAACCACGTTCCGTTTCACCTTCCGGGTTGACGGTAACCTGCCTCAGACCTCGCACATCAAATACTTCAAGGGTGCTGCAAGCTAGTCTGTCGTTTGACTGGATTCCCCTCGGTGTGCGTAGACACCGGGGGGTTTCCTTTTGCTAAGGTTGTTTTATCGAGAGGAACTAAATGAATGGTGTTATTGCGTGGGCTTCGAACAGTCCGACCGCGCCGACAGGTTACGGAACACAGACTGCCGAGTTTTTGATTCAAGCGAAACGTGCAGGTTATAAGGTTGCTTCGATAAGCAATTATGGCCTTGAGGGTGTGAACACTGTTTGGGATTCCCCTGTTGGCAAGATTCCGCACTATGCCAGGGGAAGTGATCCTTATAGCAATGACGTGATTCCGTTACACGCACAGCATTGGGCGAATATGAACCCTGACTTGCCGTCTTGTTTGATTACTCTTTACGATGCTTGGGTGTTTGAGGGAGTCGGCTTTGACCGTTTGGACAGGATTGGTTCTTGGACTCCTGTGGATCACTCACCGATTCCTGAACGCGTTTTGAAGTGGTTGCGCCGCGACAACGTGACACCGATTGCAATGAGTAAGTTTGGTTTGGCTCAAATGCAGAACGCTGGTTTGGATGCTGAGTATGTTCCTCACGGCATTGATACAAGAAAAGTTTTTAAGCCAACGTTCAAGTTGCCTGACGGAACACCTATCGAGGAACACTTGGACTCGAAGGACAAGTTTGTTGTGGGTATCAATGCGGCAAACAAGGGTGTTTATCCTATGCGTAAGGCGTGGGATGTAAACCTGTTGGCGTTTAGTATTTTTGCTCAAAACCACGATGACGTTTTGCTTTACATTCACAGCGAACCGTTTGGGTCTGTGGGCGGTGTGAACTTGTTTGACTTGTTGGAGGCTGTTGGTTTGCCGAAGAATAAAGTTTCTTTTGTTGATCCTGTGGCTTACCGTTACGGTATCGACCAGCAAACTGTGGCCGCGCTTTACACCGGTATGGATGTTCTCCTAGCAACGAGTCTGGGTGAAGGCTTTGGTCTTGCCACGATTGAAGCTCAGGCTTGTGGCACGCGCGTGATCGGTTCCGACTATGCAGCAACACCTGAGTTATTGTCAGACGATTCTTGGAAGGTTCAGGGCCAACCTTTGTGGGATGCGCCTCAAAAGTCTTGGTTCAACACTCCTAACGTTATGGAGATTGTTTTGGCGTTGGAGGATGCCTACCAGAAGGGCAAGTATCGGTCACAGGCGGCTCGTGAGAAGGCTTTGGAGTATGACTCGGATAAAGTGTTCAAGGAACAATGGCAACCCGTCTTAGGGCGTTTGCTGAGTGCGGTAAAATAGAACTAGATTTTAGGAGCTTACTTTGGCTATTACTAACGGTTACTGCACTTTGGCGGATGTCAAGGCAGCGTTACGGATCACGGACACGATTGACGATTCTTTACTTGAAATGTCTATCAACTCGGCTTCGAGACTTATCGACGGTTATTGCAACCGTTACTTCTACCTGGGCGAAACAAACACTGAGCAACGCTTCTTCAACACTAGCGACGCTTTTCTGTGTGTCATTGATGACCTAGCAGAATTTGTTTACCTAGACACCAGCTCGACGTTGCAAAACCAATTCGATATTCGTTGGTCGAACTCGGGCGATTACCCTGACTACGAACTGACTCCACCAAACAAACTCTCTAACGGTTACTACTCGCCTTACACGGCTATCAAAGCCACAGGGCATTACTTGTTTCCGTTCTTTGGTGACAACTCTCTAATTCGTGTCACAGGCCGTTGGGGTTGGTCTGCTGTGCCAGAAACTATCAAACAGGCTACCGTTATTCAGGCAAGCCGACTGTTCAAACGCCTTGAGTCACCTTTGGGTGTTGCAGGTGTTTCCGATATGGGTGTGATGCGTGTCGGTCGGGCCATTGATGGGGATGTTGCACAACTCATTGACCCTTATCGTTCGTTGAGAGTAAACGCCTAATGCCGGTCGCGATTGCTGATCTACGAAACGGTTTGGCTGCGAACTTGCAAACGATACCTGGTTTGCGTGTAACCTCGACGGTTCCTGACCAGGTGAACCCACCGATTGCGATAATTAGTTTGGACAAAATAAATTATCAGCGCGCTTTTGCTCGTGGCCTGACTGAGTATTTGTTCAAGATTACGGTGATTGTTTCGCGCCAGTCGGAACGTAACGCTCAACAAAAGTTGGATCAGTATGTTGCTTCTGACGGCACTTATTCGGTGCTGGATGCGTTAGAAACTGACCGCACACTTGGCGGTAAAGCAGCCGATTCCACTCTGGTCGCTCTCGACGCTTATGGTAGTGTTGTTATTGGTGAAACAACTTATCTGAGTGCAGAATTTTCTGTCCAGGTATTCGCTCTTTAGAAAAGGATTATTGTGGCTGTATTTGTAGCACAAGACTTTAAGACAACGCTTAACGGCACAAACATTAGCTCTTGGTTGACTCACACCGAGCTTGCGTTTGAGACTGCTGACGTTGAAACCACTACTTTTGGTCAGACTTGGCGCACTCGTATCGCCGGCCTAAAGACTGGAACTGTGAACCTACAGTTTAACCAGGACTTTGGTGCTGCTGCGGTTGATGCAACCATTTGGCCGCTCATCGGAACCGTTGGAACCGTTGTTGTAACCCCAACCTCGACTGCTGTTTCAGCAACGAACCCGGCTTACACTGCCACCGTTCTGATCAACGCTTACGGCGTTATGGGTAACATTGGTGACCTGTCAACCGTTTCGGTTACTTGGCCAATCACTGGAACCGTCTCAAGGGCTACGGCGTAATAATGAGACCACTTCTACGCATAACGTTCAACGACTCAACTTCAAAAGAGTTGACTGTGAACGCGCCGGACATTATCGCCTTCGAACGCAAGTTTGAAATCAGTCTTGACAAGCTCGAGTCTTACGAACACCTGTGCTTTTTGGCTTGGCGTGTTGCTACCCGAACTGGTTTGACTGTTGCCGACTTTGACACCTGGTTGAACACTGTGGAGTTTGTGGAGTTTGTTGAAGGCCCAAAAGGTTCGTCGCTTTAGGCGAAAACTCTGAACATTGGTTCATTGCGAACCTGGCTGTTGCTACCGGTATTGCGCCTAGTGTGTTGTTGCAAGAGTCTGATCGTATGCTTTACACGATGATGATGGCTGTCCAGTCGCAGAATAGCCCTAAGTAAAATAGGATTATGGCTAACGAAATCTTGATCACTGATATTCAGAAGCTGCAACGTGAACTGATGAAAATTGAGCCTGAACTAAAGAAGCAACTTGTTCGCGATATCAAGCAGGTTGCTGAACCTGTTTATCAAGCTGTGAAATCTTCTATTCCCACTGTTGCACCTTTGACTGGTATGAACAACGCTGGCCGTTTGGGTTGGACTCCTTCTTCTGGTAAAAAACCTGCTGATGTTCGTATCGTTTACCGTTCTGGTTCTAAACGCACTGCTCCCCTGGTTACTTCTTTGGTGTCTGTGAATGTTGGTTCGGCAGTTATTTCGATGATTGATATGGCTGGTAAACGTAGCCCTTCGGGTCGCACACCACAGGGTCGTGCAATGATTCGAGGTTTGGGTCGTTCGCCGTCGCGTTATGTTTGGCCAGCCGCCGAACGTTCTTTGCCGCAGGTAGAAGGTAAAATTGAAGCGATAGTCGCAAAGTATTGTCGCGACTGGAACATTAAGGCGTAGAGATGGCATTTGGTATTAACGTTCCGGTTGGGTTCAAGCTCAACCCTGCTGGTTTACGATCGGCTAAAAAAGAGTTTTCGTCTCTTGGTGATTCTGTCAAGTCTGGTTTGAAGTTTGCTGGTATCGCTGTTGGTCTTGGCGAAATTGTGAATGTTATGAAGGAGTCTGTTAAGGCTGCTGCGATGGATAACAAGTCACAAAAATTGTTGGCTTTGCAGTTGATGACTACTGTTCACGCAACTAAGGAACAAACTAAAGCCACGGAAGCCTATTTGGGCAAGTTGTCTATGTCTGTGGGTATCGTCGACGATCTGCTCAGACCGGCTCTGGCGAACGCTGTTCGTGGCACTGGGTCGTTGGCTAAGGGTCAAAAACTTTTGGGTATCGCGTTGGATGGGGCCGCAGCGACCGGTAAGCCTTTAAACGCTGTGATGCAAGCTTTGATTAAGGCAAGCAACGGCCAGACTGGTGCGCTTTACAAGTTGGCTCCACAGTTGAAGGCCACTAAAGGTAACCTGGATGATTTTGCTGCTTCGGTGAAGGGTGCAGCTCAGGCTAACGCTGACCCTTTTGCTCGTATGCAAGTTGCGATTGATGAGTTGAAGGAAAAGTTTGGGCGTTTGCTATTGCCTATGGTTATCAAGTTTGTTGACTATTTGACTAAGACTGTTGTTCCTGCTGTGTCACAGTTTTTGGATCAGGTGGGTAATCCTAAGACTGATGTTGGTAAAACGTTTTTGGATATCAAGAAGGCTGTTGAGCAAACCTTTAAGGGTGTTCGGGATTTTTTTGCTTTGTTTGGTGGTGGTGATGCGATGAAGGGTTTCGCTAACATTGCTGGAGTCATTATTCGTTTATTGCCTGCTTTGTTGGCTTTGAAAAGCATTATGTTTTTGTCTTCTGCTGGTTCGGCTATTGGCAATTTGGTCAAGGCTGTTGCGTTGATTCGTGGCACTGGTGGCGGTGGAGGTGGTGTCGCACCTGCTGGTGCTGCTGGTGGTGCTTCTACGGTAATGAAATTGTTAGGGCCTGTATCGTTTTTGGCTACTGGTGCTGTTGCTTTGTTGGAGGGTTCAAAGATTACAGGCGCGGCTGAAGATGCAAGACTGAAAAAGTATGGTGTAAATGTTCAGGCTTATCACGCTGCTGTAGATCAGAATCCCTACTCGGGTCGTTTGAATCCTTTGGGAACACAATTTTCTTACAATCAAGTTATGGCAATGTATTCGCCGGACACTGTTGCTAATGCGCCTTTGAAGGGTAAGGGTGTTCCGCCGACTGTTATCAACGTAAATGTTCAGCCTGGCACTTCGGGTCACGAAACTGCTAAACAACTCGTGAAACTTCTTGCAACCTTTGACAAGATCAATGGCACGAACATAGTTACTAAAAAGGGTCGCTAATGGCTGTGCCTGTCCAAAAGGTTGAGTTTGGGTTTACGCAAAGCTCGCCAGGTGTTTACACTTACCTCGACATAACTTCGTATGTTCGTTCTGTGAGTATTAGTCGCGGTGTTTCGCGTGAGACTGACGCTTACCAGGCTGGCACTTGTTCGATTGTTTTGGATAACAACCAACGCGCTTTTGACCCTTCGTATTCGTCGAGTCCGTTTTATGGGCAGGTGAAACCTCAAGCTGCTGTTCGTGTGACTGTTGGCAACGTTGTTGTGTTTACAGGTTTTGTTGACAACTGGTCGTTTGATTATCAAATTGTGGCTGATGCGACGGCCACGATTACGGCTTCGGATGCTACTGGGCGTATTTCTCGTGCGAGTCTTCCTGCGATTACTTGGACTTCTGAATTGTCTAGCACTCGTGTAACAAACGTTTTGAACCGCGCCGAGGTTGCGTGGCCTGCTTCTCAGAGACAAATTTCGTTGGGTTCGCTAACGTTGGGTGCGGATACTGTTTCGGATGGCACTTCGGCTTGGGATTATTTGCAACAGGTTGCTCAGTCTGAGGGTGGGGCTTGTTTTGTTACCGGCACTGGTGATGTTGCGTTCAAGGGCCAGTCAGCTTCTTTGGTTCCTACTTCGGCAACCGCTTACCGTTACAACTTATCTTTAAACCCTTCCGCTGAAACAAACACCACAGGTTATTCGGGTGCGACAAGGGTTTCAACTCAGGCTTATGTTGGCACTTATTCGTTGCAGGGATCAACGTTTACTGAGTGGGATGTTTTGCCTCCTGTTGCTGGTGATACTTTGAATGGTTTGAGGTATGCGGATTCGGCTACAACTTTTGTTTCGAACACGGCTTACACGTTTAGTTGTTACGTTTATTCGACTGTGGCGCAGACTGCTACTTTGACTGGTGGTTTCAAGAGGACTTCTGCACCAGCGAAATTGGATGCTTCTTACTCGACGGTTTCTTTGGCGGCGAATACTTGGACTCGTATGAGTGTTACAGCCACACCTTCGTCAAGCGCGGCTACCGGTAACTTGTCGATTGAAGTGCCTGGTGCTGGAACGACTGTGTTTGTGGATGCTGTGCTTATTGAGGCTTCGCCTTATTTGAATGTTTATTTTGATGGCACTTCGAAACCTGCGAACACGGCAAGCATTACTTACACAAACGCTTGGCAGGGAACAACAAACAACTCGGCTTCGACGTTGACTATTGTGACCTCGTATTCACCTTCGACACCTAACGGTTTGGTTGTTGGCGATGCTGGTGGAACGGCTATACCTTATGAGGATGTTCAGGTTATTTACGCTTCGGAAACGCTTTACACGAACACTTCGATTGGTGTTGCTGGAACGGCTAACGCCACTCAAGCTAACGCGGCTAACGGTTCGGCGTATGGTATTCGCACATTGACCATTGATCCGTCTTTGGTTGCTGACACAACTAACGGTCAAGCACTTGCTAACTACTATTTGGACATTTATGACAACCCTCAGTTGCGTTTTGATTCGGTAACTTTTGGTTTGCCGGGTTTGTCAGCTGTAGATCAGGTGAGTGTTTTGAACTCTGAAATTTATACGGCCGTGTCGATGACTTACACGCCGTCGGCTTTGGGGTCTGCGATTACTGCTTATCAAAGAGTTGTGGGAATTAGCCACACAATCACACCGGACTCTCATAAGGTAACTTTGAACCTGGCAGAATTTGGCACTAGGTTTCGTTTAGATTCTGTGACTTATGGTTTTTTGAACACGAACATTCTCGGATATTAGGACAAGGTAAAATAGGACTATGGCTGGTGCAGGTTTCAAAACATTCAACTCGGGCGACGTTCTTGGCGCAACCGATGTAAACACTTACCTTATGCAGCAAAGCGTTATGGTTTTTGCTTCGGCAGCTGCGCGAGCTTCGGCTATTGCTGCACCTTCTCAGGGAATGACTTATTATCAGTCTGATGAAGGTCGAACTTACACTTACACAGGTTCTGCGTGGAAACCTAATACGCCTTTTACTATTCAGGCTGGTAATACTGAAACTGGAACTGGAACGGTGACGGTTACTTTTGCTGTTGGTCGTTTCACTCAGGCTCCTGTTGTTACGGCTTCTCTTTATTCGTCAACTAACGGTGCTACCAGCGTGAGCGTTGCAACACCAGGAACTGCTGGTTTCACTGCTTATGTTTGGGCTGGAACTGCTGCCGCAGCAGTCTCGAGAACTGTTGCTTATACGGCTGTTCAAATGATTTCAACGAACGGTGCTGCCTAATGATAAAAGTAACTTGCCGAACTGACGGCTGCATAAACGAAAACATCCCTATCTCTTTTGAAACGATTGGTGACACCGTTGTTTGTGGCCCGTGTGGTGTTGTTATCACTGACATTGTGACGGACACCGAGTAATGACTGAGCTTAGACAACCGACGAACTCGGAACTGTTGAACCGTATTGATCGCAAACTTGCTGTCATCGAGTCGAAGATTGACCAAATCGCTGACCACGAGGACAGGTTGCGTGAGTTGGAACGTGCCAGGTATAAGTCGGCTTGGATTACTTCAATTGCTTCGTCGGCTTTGTCGGCTGTCATTGTGTTCGTAATTATCAAAGGAATAACAGGAAAATGATTAACCCTGGCTTATACGACCTTGTTTGTCCACAGGGTGCTTCGTTTGACAAAACTTTTACTTGGACTATTGGTGGCACAGCCGTCAACTTGACTGGTTACACGGCTGCTATGCAGGTTCGCGCCTATTCTGATTCTTCTGCGGCGTTGGTGAGCCTCACAAACGGTTCTGGTATCACTTTGGGTGGCACTGCTGGAACGATTGGTGTTGCGATTTCGGCGGCTGTTACGACCGGTCTTGATGCAGGTTCTTACGCTTACGATCTTGAGCTGTATTCGGGTTCCACTGTGACTAGGTTGTTGCAGGGTGGTTTTACTGTTACTGGTGGGGTTACTCGATGAGTGATGTTGTTGTTTCTGTCGTTGAGACTTCAACTAAAGTTTCGGTTGATAATTCGTCTGTTTTGGTTGCTGTTACTGAAACTCCGGTAACTGTTGCGGTTGCAACTTCTGGGCCACAGGGCATAAAGGGTGACACTGGGGCTACCGGTTCGACTGGTGCAACAGGTTCAACTGGTGCAACTGGTGTTGGCATTACGTCTATTGTGCGAACTTCTGGCACAGGGGCGGCTGGAACGACTGACACTTTTACTATCACTTACAGCAACGCGACTACTTCGACCTTTCAGGTTTACAACGGTGCTAACGGTTCGGCTGGTGCAACAGGCGCGACAGGTTCGACAGGGCCACAGGGCGCAACGGGAGCCACAGGTGCGACAGGTTCAACAGGTGCGGCAGGTCGAGGCGTAAGCTCGATTACTCGAACTTCGGGAACTGGTGCGGCAGGATCAACAGACACTTACACGATTACTTATTCTGATGCGACCACTTCGACTTTTACTGTGGTCAATGGTGCTAACGGTGCTACCGGTGCAACAGGTTCGCAAGGTGCTACCGGTGCAACAGGTTCGACTGGTGCGACTGGTGCGCAAGGCTCTAGCGGTGTAATCGCGGTTACTGCACCAATCACCAACTCAGGCACGTCAACTTCAGCAACGATTGGCATAAATCAGTCAGCTATTGCTATTGCTCAAAGCCAGGTAACAAATCTGGTTTCGGCTTTAGCAGCTAAGGCTGGACTCACTACTAACACTTTTAGCGGTTTACAAACAGCAAACGGTTCAACAGCACTAAACGCTGCGTATGGGTCAACTTCATTAACAGTAAATACTCAAAATGATGGTGATGCACCTACCGACATTGTTCAGGTTTACAACTCTGCTGCCAGCAAAGTTTTATCTGTGGATTTTCAGGGAGCTTTGCAGGCGGCAAACATTCGCACAAGTAACGTTTATGGTATTGGTTCTTCGATAACTGTAAACACTTTGAATGTGTCAAACTCTCATATTGGTTTAGCTGAATCAGGCACAGGTGGCGCGAATCCCAACATTTCGCTTCTGACAGGTTTCGGCAGTTTTGGTGCAGGTCAAAAGGTTGTATTTATTGCTAACGCCGCAACAGTGCCAACAACAAATCCGACAGGTGGCGGCATCCTGTATGTTCAGGCTGGTGCGTTGAAATTTCGTGGATCGTCTGGCACAGTCACAACCATTGCAAACGCCTAAAAACACGATGGCTGTAAAATTGTTTTATGGCTGCTAAAGATGTAATCGCTCACGCTCGCAAACACCTCGGATACGTTGAAGGTGTCAACAAAGACAACTTCTTTGGTAAATGGTATGGGGCAAACCATTCACCCTGGTGTGCGTGTTTTGTGTCTTGGGCGTTGAACGCTGCTGGTGACGGTAAACTAATTGCTGGCGCACAAACCAAAAAAGGTTTCAACTCGTGCGGTGCAGGAATCAAATTCTTCAAAGCCAAAAACGCTTGGCACCCTATCGCCGAAGCGCAACCAGGTGACCTAGCCTTCTTTGACTGGGATCACGACGGTTCACAAGATCACGTGGGCATTGTTATCGAAGTCAACTTGAAAAAGAAACAAGTCAAGTGCATTGAAGGCAACACGAGCAATACTTCTCACGCTAACGGTGGCGTGGTGCAGGAACAGTGGCGCAACTTTAGCGTCATTATGGGTGTGGGCCGACCAGCTTACAAAATTGGAGAATGATGCGTGAACGAGTTATTGAAATCTTGGCAGTATTGGGTGCGCTTGCTTGGCGCGGTTTTGGTTTGTTCCTGTTTATTCTTGGCGGTTCTGCTGGTGTGGGTGCTGTTGTTTCAGGCTCTTGGATTACTGGTGTGGTAATTGCGTGGGGAACTTTGATGATTGGTGTTATTGGTGCTATTGGTTACGCTATTGCGACTACCGGACAAGCTGACACGGTTGTTGTTGAAAACGCTGTGAAGGATGCTGTTCAAAAGGCTCAGGCCGAAAAGCAGAAGTAACTCCAAACAAAGAGAAACCCCCAGCCGCAATATGCTGGGGGCTTTCTTTTAGCCAGGGGGGAGGTTTGGCTAAATTGATGTTAGCAGTTTTTCGCGGTCGGCGGTGGACATTGCACCCCACACACCTGTTGGTTCTTTTGCTGCTAAAGCGTATTCGCCACACAAACCCATTATTGGGCACTCGTTGCACATTAGTTTCGCGTAGGCGATTTGGGTTCGGTTTTGGATGTGGTCTCGACCGTTGTTGTCATCTTCCCAACTGGCAGGGTCTGATTTGCAGGGGATGTCGTTGTGAACTGATTGGATTGCTTTGATCAGCTCGGTGTAGAGGTGGTTTGCTTTAGACACAGTAACTGCACCTCGTCAACATTGTGTTGAAACCGTTTGACCAGGCAAGCTCGCTGGCTTTGTCGGCCGTGTTGACCAAATACTTGTGCGGTAGCAGGTAGTCGCTGAGTTTGCCGTTGCAAGTCTCACAAATAACGTCAAACGTTCCGTCGGGGTTTTTCTTGACCATAAAATGTCCTCTCTTGGTGTTTGAATACTAATACACGTTAAAGGAAAAACGCACCGGATTTACTCAACGGCGCGTTTCCCTGACACCAGAGAGGAATAATGATGTCTTATTCAAGTGTAAACCTGCCGACAGAGTTGGGTTCGGCGAAGTTTGATGGCCTGTTTGTGAACGGATCACCAGAGTGGCACGCAGCTCGCGCGACCGGTATTGGTGGTTCTGAGGTTGGCACGATTTGTGGCCTGAATCGTTGGGAGTCTGCGTTTACTTTGTGGGCTAAGAAGTCGGGCAAAATTTCGTCGATTATTCCGCAGTCGGAACCGATGGAGTGGGGGTCACGTCTTGAGGCTGTCATTTTGGACAAGTTTGAGGAGTCGCACCCCGAGTTGGAGGTTTGGAAGGATTGCGGAACCTGGCACAACACCGTTGATGAGTGGGCGCACGCAAACCCTGACGGCATTTACAAGCGCGAGGATGGCTCATACGGCATTATCGAAATCAAAACGGCTGCCTACCCTGACGATTGGGAAATGGGCTTATACGGCGTTCTGGGGCGTTCTGAGGGTGTTCCACGCTACTACCGGACACAAGTGCAACACTATTTGCGTGTTTTCGGGTTCAAAGAAGCCATTGTTTGTGCGTTGTTTACTGGCAACAAGTATCGCGAATACTTGATTGAGGCTGACGAGTTTCAGCAGGACATTGACCGTGATCAGGTTATTCGGTTTATGGAACACGTTGAGGCGTGTGTTGCACCTGCCTGGGATGGTTCGGCAAACACTTACGAAACTGTTAGGGCCTTGAACCCTGACATTAGCGACGAGGCTGTTGAGTTGGGTGATTTGGGTGTCGAGTTTTTGAACGCTCAACAAACTGCGGCTCAGGCTGAGGCTGGTTTGTTTGCTTTGAAGTCGCAAGTGTTGGACAAGATGGGGGATGCTAAGAAGGGTTTGCTTGACGGTGACGTGATTGTTACTCGCCAGGCTGGTCGGAACGGTGCAGCACCGTTTCTTGTCGCTAAGAAGGGAAACAAATAATGGCTAATTTTGATTTGAACAGTTACGAGACTGTTGAGCAACGTCACGCGCGAGCGATTGAGGCGTTCCCTGACTTGCGTTGTGTGTTGCTGAACCATTCGACACCGGAGGATCGTGAGAAGGGTGTGTGGGTTGTTGAGGCGCGAGTGTATTTGTCGGCTGATGACCAGGCGAATGATTTGCCGAAGGCTACTGAGTGGGCGTTTGAGATTGATGGTCAAGGTATGGCTAACAAGACTTCGGCTTTGGAGAACGCGAACACCTCGGCTTTGGGTCGTGCGCTTCGTTGGGCTTTGGGTGGGTCTCGTGGCCCGAGCCGTGAGGAAATGCAAAAGGTTGCTCGAAGCCTGGACAACCGTGACTGGATCACTGAGGCTGCCAAACTGGTCGATGTAGATAAACTAAGAATGTTATGGCAAGAGGCTCGCCAGGCTGGTGCGGCTGACAATGTTTTGACGGTTATCAAGGAACGAGCTGATGGATTCAAAGACACGGGCGATTCTGTGGGCGGCAATAAAGCAACAAAATGAGTTGCGTGAGTTGGCGTTGGCTGTCGGCCAGTTTGAGATTGCTGAGTTGGCTAAGGTTGAGGTTTTTCGTTTGTCTGAGAGGCTAAAAAATGGAGTTTCAAACACCCGACACGATAATCAATGAACTGGCTTTGGTGCGCGCTGAGGCCGCTAAGGGCGTTGACGTATTATTTGAGTGTGAGAGTGAGGTGGCTCGTTTGGATTTTGAGTATTCCAGAACTCAGGCACAAGCCGTCTTGGATGCGCAAGGAACAGCGTTGGATCGTCAGGCTTTGGCGACGTTGGCTGCCGCGGAAGTAAAGTTGCAGTTGGATTTGGCTAAAGCAAAACTGAACCGAGTGAAGGCTAAACTACGCCATTTGCAGGATGTTCAAACGAACGTGCAGTCTCAGGCTCGAATGGTTGAGTTGACGTATAAGACTTCGGGGGTTGGGCGTTGAAGCACGTTGTGATGTTTAGCGGCGGTATTGGTTCCTGGATGACAGCCAAAAGAGTTGTTGAACAGTTTGGGCCTGACGATGTGATTTTGCTTTTTAGCGATGTTAAGGGTGATTCTGAAAACCCTCATATCGGCGAAGATGAGGACACTTACCGTTTCATCGACGAAGCCAGCAAAATGCTTGGGGCGCAACTGGTTACCCTGGTCGATGGTCGCAACATTTGGGAAGTGTTCAAGGATCGCAAGTTTTTGGGCAATTCTCGTCTTGCGCCTTGTTCGGCTGAATTGAAACAGAAGCCAGCAAAAAAGTGGATTTGGGAAAACTGTGACCCAAATGAAACGATGATTTATGTGGGCATTGATTGGACTGAAACGCACCGGTTGGCTGCGGTTTCGCGAGGTTATGAGCCTTATCACGTTGCTGCGCCTTTGACTGCTGAACCTTTTTACACCAAAGAACAAATGATTGCTGAAGCTGAGAATATTGGCCTTCGTGCGCCACGGCTTTATTCAATGGGTTTCAAACACAATAACTGTGGTGGGGGTTGTGTTCGTGCCGGTCATAGTCAATTCAAAAACTTGCTGGACAGGATGCCAGAACGGTTTGCTGAATGGGAAAAACAAGAAGAAAAAATGCAAGATTTTTTGGGTGTTGAGGTAACAATTTTGAGTCGCACTATTGACGGTAAGAAAACGCCTTTTAGTTTGACAAACCTTCGTCACGCCGCAGAAGAACAACCTTATTTGATTGATATGAACGATGAGGGTGTTTCTTGTAACTGCACCAGTAGTTGGTTATCGTGAAGCCGGCTGATCGCAAAAAACTTGTGGCTCGTGACGAGGAAGTTTGTTGGCATTGTGGCACGACCGAAAACATTACCGTCCAGCACCGAGTCAATCGCGGTATGGGTGGCTCTAACAGGCGCGATAACCCTGCGAACCTGATTCTGTTGTGTTGGTTTGTGAACTTTGAAATGGAAGCTTCGTCTCGAGCTGCTGAGTCGGCTCGCCTGGCTGGTTGGAAGTGTGACCGTGGCGCGGTTCCCGAAACAACACCGGTTTATCATTACCCGACTAATCGCTGGTATTTGCTTGATAACAAGTGGGGGCGTATCCTCGTAGAGAAATAAGTTTTTTGAGAGGAACTTTTATGCTTTACGATTGCGACCGTTGTGGTCGAACTTGCTTGTCTGAGGATGGTTACCGGAAGTCTTTAGATCGTGGCAAAACGCCGTTGTGTCGAGACTGCCAGGCAAGGCAACTGTTTCGTGTGCAATACGCGGAAGATTACTGTGTGCCACACCAGGGGTTTTTTGATGCCGACGATTACCCGATTGATGAATGGGGCCAACGGCTTTACTTGGATGAAGCGACCTGTAAGCACCGTGACTGTGTTCGAGTCGTTCACCACACCGAACCGGCTGCTGTTTCGTTTGTGATGCCGGTTTACAAAACGCCGAAGAAACGAAATGCGACGGTTTCAGATTTTGGGCTTATTATGGCGTTAGCGGAAGCTCAGGAATACAACTCCCGAGTCAAGCGGGTATAGGATAAAAGAAGCGGCCAGGCCACACAAAATGACCTGACCGCAAAACCAACAAACCGACTGTTGGCAGTATAAGTTTACTGCCTTCACCAACGAAAGGCAGTAAATTGAGTATTGTAAAACCGCAAAAAAATGAGACAGCCCAAATCCCTTTTGCGTGGATTATGGATGAACGACTCTCCCTCGTCGAGCTGGGGATTCTTGTCAAAGCGACTGCGTTCAACAACATAACGGCTTTGTCGGCAGATTTTTACGCCACGAATGGCACAAAGTTTAGTGATCCGCAAGCCGTCCTTGAGTCTGCGCTGATACAGCTTGAGCGTTACGGCTACTTGGAACCTGGCACGTTCTAATGCAACCAGGTATCTATCGTTCCGAACTATCCTTCGAGCAAGGTTATGTTCAAGCACCGACCGGCTGGTTGCGTGATCCAAACATTTCGTTCAAAGCCAAAGGGCTACTCGTTTACCTTTTGAGCCATAAGGTCGGCTACACGATTACTCGGGCGCAAATTGTGCGTGAGTCAACTGATGGGCGCGATGCCGTCGATGCTGCCATTCGTGAGCTTGTGAAGGCTGGTTATTTGCAAACCTCACAAACACGGCAGGATGATGGCCGCAACGGTGCGTTGGCGTTCACGATTTGCGAGCCAGAGTCGGAAAATCCGTCTTTGGTAAATCCAGAGTCGGAAAAACCGTTTACGGAAAAACCGTTTACGGATAATCCGACCGCTAAAGAAGATATTAAATTAGAGAATATTAAGTTAAGTATTAAGCAAAATTCAAAAGGCTTCAAAAATGATTGGTCTTTACCTGCCGATCAGCGAACAAAACTTGAAGCTCAATACCCTAACGCGAACCTTGATGCTGAACTTGCTTTGATGATTGATTATTTGATTGCGAATGGCAAGGAAAAGTCTGTGAAGGATATGGCTGCCAGGTTCCGCACCTGGATGGCTAATGCCGACAAATTCAACAAGGGTGCTTATTCGACTCGTGTGATGGATGAATGGTTTGTCAAGCCTGAGAATCGGGTGCAGTTTTGAGTTTGTCAGATGATTACACGATTGAACCAATCAGTTACAAAATGGCTATGGAATTGATAATTCAAAATCATTATCTCCATCGCAAGGCTCCTTGTTCAATGGCGTTCGGTTTGTTTTCTAATAAGAGTGGTCTTTGTGATGGTGTTGTCATTTATGGTGTTAGTCCGTCTAGCACTTTGTTAAGGGGAGTTTGTGGCCTTGACGAAGCAAAAAATGTTTATGAATTGACTCGATTATGGGTTGATGATTCAGTTCCAAAAAATGGCGAAAGTTTTTTGATTGGCAACACTTTACGTTTGGTTAATCGGGAAATTATTATTTCTTTTGCTGATACAAGTCAGAAACATTTAGGGATTGTTTATCAAGCTACTAATTGGATTTATACGGGATTATCAACAAAGTTTCGTGATCCGAAAGTCAAAGGACTTGAACACCAGCATCACGCTACTTATGCAAATGGTTTATCGAATAAGCAAGTTATTGAAAAGTTTGGTGTCGAAAATGTTTATTTTGTTGAACGACCGCAAAAGCACCGATACGTTTTTTTCAATGCTACGAAAAAGAGGAAAAAAGAATTGTTATCTAAATTGAATTATCAAATTTTGCCTTATCCAAAGTTGGCAGAATGAGTATCGAACAGGCCCTTATTGGTGCTGTCCTTTTGGGTGGTTCCCGAACTTTTGACGAGGTTGAACTTTCAGCTGCGGATTTCTTTGAACCGTTGGCTGAGAAGGTTTGGCTGGAGTTTGCTCGACGTGCCGGTGCTGGTGATCCGATTGACCTGATTTCGATGGGCGATAGATTCCCTACCGATTACCTGGCTAAATGCACTAGCCAGTGTCCTACTGTCTCGACGGCTATGTTTTATGCCAGCAAGGTTCGTGAGGCCGCGCTGAAAAGGCGTTTGCAGCAGACTGGCACGATGTTGGTTGAGGAGGCCACTTCGGATTTGTCGGGTGACGAAGTGTTGGAGTCGGCTTATCGGCAGTTAGACTTGTTGCAACTGACTACTGTGGCTGACGAGGTGGAGTATTTGCCGTCGAGCTTGAGAACGTATCGGGCCAGCCTTGACGAGTATGTGATAAACGCTTCTAGCGGTATTGGGAAACTTGATCATTTGCTCAATGGGTTCCGCAAGGGTGGGCTTTACGTTATCGGGGCGCGACCTGGTGTTGGTAAGACTGTGGTTGGTTTGCAGTTGGCTTTTGGGTTGGCTCGTCACTCAAACGTTTTGCCGAAGGGTGAAGAGTCTGGGGCTGTTGCGTTCTATTCGCTTGAAATGTCTAAGCGTGAACTGATGAACCGTTTGGTTAGCCAGGTGTTGTCCATTCCGATGGATTCTTTGGATCGTGGCCTGATTGGAACGGTTGAGAAGAACCGCATTGATGCTAGGGCGAGCGAGCTGCAAAACCTGCTAACAATAAACGACCGAGGCAACCAGTCGTTGGCTTCGATTCGTAACTTTGCGCGGTCTATCAAACGTCAGGGTGTTCCGTTAAAGGCTTTGGTTGTTGACTATTTGGGTTTGATTGCTGACGTGCAACTGGGTCGGAACCGTTATGAGGCGATGACTATGGTGACTGGTGCGTTGAAGGTGTTGGCTAAGGATTTGGGTGTGCCGGTGATTGTTTTGGCGCAGCTGAACCGTAACGTTGAGGGCAGTAAAGAGGCGATGCCTAAAATGTCTGATTTGCGTGACTCGGGTTCGATTGAGCAGGATGCGGATGTTGTGATTTTGTTGCACCGTGACAAGGATCAGCCAAACGTTTTGACGATGAATGTTGCTAAGAATCGTCACGGCCAGACTGACGTTTTGCAGTTTGGTTTTGAAGGCCATTACTCAAGAATCAAATAAACCTGTTTGCCGATGTGGAAGAATCAAACTAGCCTTAGTGAGTGTATGTTTATGCAGAATGTCCGAGGTGTGGTTTCCGTTGGGAGATCGCAGGGAAACGCAATAAACAGATTCGTTGCGACGGTTGTAAAGCTACAAGGACTGAACGGATAAAGTATGGGTCTGAGGAATGTTTGGCGTGGGGTGGTGACTTTGACGAAAAGGACAACCCTGTTCTTGACGGGGTTTTGTATCTTCCTGGCTATCGTTTGTGCGCTCACACTGATTGCGTGCGCGTTGACCATATCGTCCGCAATGTCGCAGGGTTGGAATAAACTGATGAACAAACTGAGAGGAGCCAACAAATGGCTGAAGTAAAACTAAAAGGTATCGTCGAGCGTGTTCTAGGCAGCAAGGGTGTTAAGGTTGTTGAACGCCACTCCAAGAAGGATGAAAACGGTGACTGGCA